CAAGTAGCGATGTCGAAATTCCCAATTACGACTGACCTTCTTACAGGTATATCGCCACGATTGATGAATGGCGGCAATGACTCTTTAGGTTTTCACGCAGTGATAATTCAATTTAAAATAACAATTAGAAAATATTAAAACACCATACTACAATGGCAGCGATTACAATTAAATCAAAGTTGGCTGACCTTGACGTAATCTTCAACAAGCTCACCAACGTGTATTACAGCAGCACTGAGAACTTAACTCCGAAGACTATCACAGAGTTTGACGTTGAGTTTCCCGTTCTCTCTGACGGTGTGACCTTCGACACAGGTGCGCCTGACATCACTCGCGTTAAGCTCACCACAGGTAGCACATGGACATCACTTGCAGATGCAGGTGACGCAGACATCCAATTCCAAGTTGCGTCTATCGCAAATGTCATCAACAAGATTTTCCTCAACGTTGGTACTGAAAGCGCAGAGGCAACCGTAAACGAATTGGATGGCAACCTCTACGAAGGTTATGGCTACAACATCGACCCCAAGAAGGTAACAGGCTCACTCTTGCTTGTTAGCGAAGACAAAGAGACCGCAGTCCTCTTGACTAAGGTCGAAGGTTACGGCTCACTCATCACTGAGCAAGGCAAACCTGCTTACTTTAACACTCAGTGGACTCCGCTCAAAGACAACGGTGTTGCTCTCTACATCTTGCAGAAGAAGGCAGCAGAAGCGTAAGTTCTCCTATTTACTCTATTATATAACAAGCGGTGGCGCGGCTATCAATGCCACGTCATCGCTTTCTAATAATTAAGCCCAACTAATTATGGAACTACCCAACGAAGACGATCAACAACTTTTAGACCAACTTATAGAAGACGAGCCAACGATAATAACATTCCGTGGTCGCAAGCGCAAACTTGGTTGGATAAGACGCGGCACAATCCGCAAGATTACCCATATCATGGAACAGCAAGGCAATGATGACAAGGCAACTTGTCAAGCAGTTGCAGCAGTGTTACTTAACGGCTATTGGAAAATCAAGTTTTTTTGGTGGCTCAAATGGCGTTTATACTATTACATCTATCAAGTAGGTGACGATGAGTTAAAAGACATCCTTGTAGAAGCTAAAAAAAAAATTCCTGTGCGCGATTACTATCTTGCTACCATATATCTGACCGCGATAAAGGACACGACGATGCAGATGACGAAGAAAGAAGTAGCAGCCAATTTCCGTCAAGGACAATCTACGGACAAAGCTGGGAACTAACAAAAGAGCGTCAGTGGCTCGCTGAACCAATGCGCATCTTTGGCATTGCTGTAACACCTCCTTTGTACGGATTGAATTGGCTATTATCTGCGGCACAAGTTGAATTACTTGCAATTGACACGTGCGTTTTAGTTACCAACCATGACAGCAAGACAAGCGGCAAGAGCAAGGATGGCAAACCTCAACCGAAGGCTTTCAAATCTCCGTCACTTAGCAGAATTGAAGAAGTAACAAGACGTTGGAAAGCAAAGTATGAAGGTCGTGAAAATGAAAAAATACAATTTAAAGACGTATTTTAAACAATGGCTAACTTAGGCGATTTATATTTCAACATTCTGCTCAAAGATGAAACAGCGCAGCAGAAAAATCAGATAAAGCAGCAATTGATTAGAGACCTCAATGCTGAGATAAGCGTCAAAATGAAAGATGCTCAAACTCTCATTAAGGATATTCAAGCAGCATTGAAAGCCAACACATTTGTAGCAAGTGTCGGCACACAACTCAATGCGCAACAATTGCAAGCGGCTATCAACAATACGCAATACACAGCGCACATCACAGCAATTGCTACGGAGTTAGCTGAAAGCATAACGCGAGCAATAGGCACAAAGAAATACCCCGTATATGCGGCTATTGATGCAGCAACGCTAACATCACAGCTGACGCACATACTCAACGGCAAAGGCTATAAAGCTGACGTTTCGATTAATGCAGGTTTACTATCAACTGAGCTAAAGAGTGTATTGCTTAACCAAAAGCACACACTCAAAATCTCTATTGACGTGCCAATACTATCGCAGCAATTGCAGCAAGTCTTACAAAATAACAGCAAGCTAAAAGTGTCGTTTGATAAGACAACGCTACGCAATGACATTCAAGCTACGTTGGGGCAAAATCCGTTCAAAATCAATATTGTTGTAGATAAGGCATCAGCTACGCAAGCAGTGCAAATGGCGTTACAACAATCATCAGTTTGGAACGGCAAATATACCGTTGATGATTTAAGGGCGGAAAAAGCACGTACTGAGCAAGCTATTCAAAATTGGCGCAATGCACAAGCGGCAGCAGCAAAAGCGAAATCAGCACATCACGCGGCAGCACGTGCGGCAGATGAACATTCGGGCGCAAGCATACGTCTACGTAGCGCACTTGGCTCAAATATCAGCGTAGCCGGACAATTAAAAGACCAATTCGTATCGCTTTATTCAGTCTATGCAGCAGAGCAATTTCTGAGCAAGGTTGTCGACATTGGTGGTGAATTGGAACACCAAAAGTTAGCACTTGATGCAATCTTAAAAGACAAAGGTAAAACACAAGACTTGTTTGGCGAAATCCGTTCATTGGCATTGAAATCACCTTTTGGTGTCATGGACTTGAACCAATACGCAAAGCAGTTGTCAGCGTTCACCGTACCTTACAACGAATTGTACGACACAATGAAACGCCTTGCAGATATTTCGGCAGGTACAGGTGTCGATATGCAACGTCTTATTTTAGCTTATGGTAAGACAAAAAACCGCACATTCCTCGATGGTCTTGAGGCAAAACAATTCGCATACGCCAACATTCCTATCTATGATAAACTCTCAAAGAAGCTCACAGAGTTAGAAGGCAAGTTTGTCAGTGTTGCAGACGTAATGAAACGCATCTCTAAAAAGCAAATATCATTCGACATGGTAAAAGATGTCTTATGGGATTTGACTGACGAAGGCGGTATGTTCAACAATATGCAAGAAGTCTTGTCAGGCTCAGTCAAGACACGTTGGAAACTTGTAAAAGATGCACTTGACTTGATGTATGGTGATTTAGCAGAGTCGCTTTCAACACCCTTGAAAGGCGTTGCTGACGTGCTTATATCGCTCACAAAGAATTGGGGCAAAGTTGCAGCGGCTATGACAGTTGCGGCAGGTACTTATGGTGTTGTCAAGGCAGCAAGTTACTTGCTCACAAAAGGCATGATGACTGAGGCGGCAGCAACAAATGCTGAAATAGTATCTACAAAACGTTCTGAGGCGGCAAAAATAAGGCTCGCGGCTACGTATCGCCAACTAACAGCCGTAGAACAATACCAACTCACCAATTCAAGAAAGCAAATAGTTTACGACATTCAAGCGGCAGTTACAAGTGGCGCACTCACTAAAGAAAAGGCGTTGCAGTTAATTGCAATGAGGAAGCTCTCGACTCAACAAGCCAAATATCTTGTAGATATCAAGATGATTACCGATGCAGAGCGTCTGCAAGCAGCATCAGCTAATCGTTGGAGAATCGCATGGGTGCAATTTGGCAATGCAATGCGTAACGTGTGGGCAAGTATTGCAAAAGCACTGCCTTCATTAGGCGTATTCGCAGCTATCACTCTCATAGTTGAGGGCATAATGAAATACACTGAAAAAGCGCGTGAGGCTAAAGAAGAAACAGAAAAACTTCAACAAAAAGCCAATGAAACTTTCAAGAACTTGGGCGAAAACTTAAAGACAAACACTCTTGAAGGCTTGCCAAGCATGACACGTGAGCAAATCAGCGCAGCGATAGATGAAATGGTACAAACTATCAAGGATTATCACCCTGCGGCAGGTAATATTCTTGAAAGTGTTTTTGGTGATGGCTCGCAAGCAAAGTCAATCCAAGAGCAATACAAGGAATTGCGTCAAGCTATCTTAGACCTCTATCAAGCACAACAAATCGTAGCGAATAATGCAAGCCTTGTTCAAGACGCAAACGATGCAACTGATGGGTGGTTTGATGATTCTTTAACGGAGAATATCAACGATTACTCTGCGGCAGTTAATAGAATGCGCAAAGCACAAGATGATGCAGTTGCGAGTGGTATCAATCTGCAAAATTCATTGCAGAATATAGGAAAACATTTCCCCGAACTTGCACAACAAATGCAAGGCAAGTCTCTCGTTGAGCAATTGCAAACATTGCAGAAATATTATAAATCAGCAAGCGCTTCAATCAGAATAGACCTTTATCAATACATCAAGATGAACGAGAGAATCCGTGAATACATCAACGAGGCGATTAACGCAGGCTATGATTTTGACAAATTGCTCCCCGATATTGATACATGGGTAAACTATACCAAGCAAGTCTTGTCGCAACAAGGCTATGACTTTTCAAAAACGCTCACAGGCGCACAAGAAAACGCTGTTAGAACAATGGTTAAATCACTTGTTGATAGCGCAAAAGATGCAGCACCCGAAGTTCGCTCTGAAATCGAAAAAGAGTTGCTCAAAAAGTTCAACATCAGTGTCGCAATTGACTTTGAAGGTTCTGAAAAAGCAATTGAGCAATGGAAAGAGCATTTGAAGACAAGTTTGCAAGGTAAGTTTGATACGACAATCAATGCAGCAGCAGATTACACTTCAGTTGTCGATGCAGTGCGCAAATCATACAAGACAGCTAAAGAAGAGGCTAACAAGTTAGAACCCGTTTTGCTTAAAGCAGGTATTAAGTTTACAGCCGGAAAGAAAATCGAAGGTGTAACAATGTACGCAGACCAACGTCAGCGCGAACTCATTGAGCAATATAACAACTATGTTGACACAATCAATGCAGCAATTGAAGGCTCACAAACAGAAGGTTTTAGTCTTGAAACTGAAAAGCAACAACGTGCAGCAGCCAAGCAAGCAGAAAGCGCACTGACAAAACGCCTGAAAGAACGCCTTTCTTTGCTCAAATCAGCATACTCAGAGTATCAGCGTTGGAGTGAACTTATCGGCAAAGATGAGGCAATTAAAAAGCTCAAAGAAAGCAACGTTTATTCTGCGCTATTTTCTGACAAAAATTTCAACATTGAAGAACTCCGCGCAAACATCGTTAAGTTAGTCAAAGAGGCAAAGGCAGCGTTGAAAGACATATCAGCGCAATCTTTTGCACGTCAAGGCGAAGAAGAATTACTTAAATTCGACTATGATGCAACGAAGACTGACCTCGATAAAGCAAAGCAAGTCATTGAGAAATTCGTATCAGATACAACCGACCAATGGAAGTTGTACGATGATATTCTCACCAAGACAGGCAATGAAGAATACGCTAAACTTGCCTTTTCTAACACAGGCGTATGGGATGAAGCAGCAAGTGCAATGCGCACACGTCTTGAACAAGAAATGGCTAAAGCTAAATTCTCACCCGATACAATCATTGATTGGAATATGGATGAGGGCGCAGCAAAGATATTCTTTAATAACAATGAGGCGTTACTCAAGTTGTATCAAGAAATCCAAAAGCAGATTAAAGCTAATGCGCGTACAATCTTAACCGAAGGCGCAGCGGCAATGGCATCGCAATACGACAAAGAGGAACAAATCAAGCGTTTAGAGGAACAAATCAGCAAGTTGCGCAAAAAGTTGGCTGAAAATCCCGACCTCGCAGATGGCATCAATGCGCAAATTGAGCAACTGACTGAAAACATCAACCAACTTAAGAGTGAATTATTTTCACTTTCGCCACTCTATGAGCAAATCTTTGGCTCAATGGAGTATCAAGATTGGGGCGCAGTTAACAAGGCGGCTAAACTTGCAAAAACACTCGTTAAGAACTCCAATCCTATAAAGAATGGAAAAGCCAAACCTTCCGCTTACTCGACATTCTATATGGATAATGGCGAAAAGAAAGAAATTATTCTCACAGAGGCACAACTTAAGAAATTACGCGAATCTATTGACGGCTTTTTTGAAACTAAAGTTAATAAGAATCCGTTTAGAACTCTTATCGAATCTATTAAGAAATTGCGCCAAGCATACAAGGATAATGACAAAACGATTGATAAAGGCAAGGCTTGGGGAGAACTTGGTAAGTCAATTTCTAAAAGTGCCGACCAAGTAGCGGATCTCGCCAACTCTTTCCAAGAAATGTTTGAGGCTCTTGGCAACGAAGGCGCAGCAAAAGCAATGGAAACAATATCATTTGTTGCATCAGGTGTTTCATCAATCTCACAAGGTTTCGCAACAGGTGGTGTCTTTGGTGGCGTTACAGCGTCAATATCAGTCGGTCTTAGCGGTTTGACAAAGATATTCAATGCACACGATGCGGCAATTGAACGCTATATTGAGCTATCAAATCAACGTGTATCGCAACTCGAAAATTTAAGCGATGCAATTGATAGGTTGCTTGAACGCTCGTTGACAACATCAGCGAACACCGAACCCGACAGTTTGAAAGATGACATTGCGAAATACAACGCATATAAGTCGATTATTGAACAAGTAAACGCTGTACTCGCAAAAGGTCAAAAGATATCATACGGTGATTATATATGGTATGCAACAGCACTTGCAGTTGTAGACAAGTACAAGAACCGCATGGATGCTTACGAAAAAGGTGGCGTTTATGCTTATCAGCGCGAACTCTTGCAAGAAGAACTTGCAGAAAAAGAGTCACAACTTGCAAAATTAGAAGATGCTAAAGGTGACAAGTCCGAAGAAATCATCTCAACGCAAAAAGAAATTGCTGAACTCAAAGACGAAATTCTCGACTACGCAGAAGAAACTGCTGACACACTCTATGGTATCAACCTAAAAGACTGGTCAAGTCGAATTGGTGATGCGCTTTACAGCGCATGGCAACAAGGTGAAGACGGAGCAAAGGCTTTCCGCGATACCGTTGGTGATATCATGGGCGATGTTATGAACAACATTCTCAAAGTAAGTGTTTTGCAACCGGCAATGGAAGGCTTGCAAGAAAAACTCTTTGGCTCGGATGGTCTTAGCGGTCTCTTTGGCGAAGACTTTGACCTTAGTGACGCAGATGTCAAGACAATCGCTGATTACTTAATGGGTATCAGTGACAAAACAGAGGCTTACTACGATGCTATGGATAGAGTTGAAAAGCTATTGCAAGATGAGTATGGCGTATCAATGAAAGACGAAGACTCGTCAGGTATGACAAAAACCATACAAGGCGTGACGGAAGATACAGCAGACTTACTTGCAAGCTACATCAACGCTATTCGTGCAGATGTTTCGATGAAACGCGAATACTTGCGTGAAATCACTGACGAGTATATGCCGCATTTTTCAGTTGTAGCTGAAGCTCAATTGCGCCAACTTGAGGCTATTGCTATCAACACCGAAAACAATGCACGATACGCCAATGACATCAAGGAAATGTTAAGCAGTAATATTATAGCCGGTAAAGGCTTTAAAATGGCATAACACACATGGAAATAGAACAAATTAACTCGACATTACGCCAACAAGCTATAAACCTTGCAGCCTGCGCCAAAGGTATGCAAGGTTGGCGTAGTGACCTACAATTAGACGAATTGCTTAATTACTACAAGTTGCAATCGCAATTTTGTTTGGCGAAAGATTATCCGTCTTTAGAGTTTATCAAAGCAAACTTTGACAAGAAACTTTGCAGCATCTTTGGTATTTATATTGATGACGAAGGCTTAAACTTGAAACTCGACAACGGCACGTATATATTTCGTCAGGCACAAGCCACAATAGCAGTCAAGCAGATACAAGCAGTTGCATTGAAAGTATCTAATAGCGACCTTACTATCAATGTAGCACCATTTGCATCACTGACACTATCAATCTATAATGGTGGTGAATATAGTGTCAACGCTTATGATGGTGCAAGAGCAACAATCTTTGATTACAGCGATAGTGCAGCAAAAATTAACACACAAGGACAAGTAAATGTCTATAAGAAAATGTTACCATTTTGACAAATATATTGGTAAAAATAGCTATATTTGCCAATGACATAAAACACACGTTTCAAGATAATTCTTGCTCTAATATATGAACACATCGGATATACTCATCCAAAAGCCGACAGAAGGGGTTGCTAACAACTTGTTAGAAAAATGGCAAGTTGCTTGCACTTCCTTTCCGTTTAAGATTATTGGCGATATCAAAGATTTGTCAAGCCGTGACTTCAATAACGAGCATGGCGAAGATACTTACTTCCCTTCACAGCTCAAACAAAAGGCGTTTAACATTGATTTAGAGTTTGCGTACAAAGGCTCAATCGGTCAAATCACAGCCAATTTATCTTCACTTGTCAGTTATCTCACAGGCGAAGACGATTTAGGTACTGAACTTTATATCTACGATAATAACAGCGGCAAAGGCTACGCAGGATGTTATCTCAAAGGTTCAAGTGACGAAGATCCGCACAAATCCAATTGTGATGAGGTAATGCCTTTTAAGCTAACTTTCCGCGTCACCAAACCGCATGATATAGTAGAGTTAAAGAATAATTCAATCTTACCAACGACATAAAGATATAGGCTATGTGGAAGATATACAGCTCGGATGGCACAAAAGTAAGATGTGAAATTGCCACGTTGGAATATAACGGTACGTGGATGGGTGAATGTTACGTTACAACAACGATTAAAACACCTACGCACATTTCATGGGAAATTGGCGATTATATCGAATATCGTGGTGAAAGATTTGAGCTTAACTACATACCTACACTTGTTAAGTCACAAAGTGGCGTTAAAAGTGGCGAAGAATTTAAGTACGATACGGTTAAATTTAACTCACTTAGTGACGAATTAACACGTTGCGACTTTAACGATTATGTATTGGAAGATAATGAACTGCATTACACAAGTTTGCCGAAATTCTCTTTTTATGCGCAGACTATTCAAGCACTTGCCGACCGCATACAAGCCAACTTAGACCGCATTTATACAGACGATAAAAAGTGGACTGTTATCTGTAATTCTGAGTTGGTAGAGCGCACTGATAGAAATATATCCGTTGATAGCATCAATGTATGGGAGGCACTTGCACTTGTCAACAGCGAATTTAAAGCAAACTTTATCATACGTGGGCGCACAATAACAATCGGCACATCGGGCATTATTATGAATGATGTGCTGAAAATTGGCAAGAATAAAGGTCTTTATGAAATCAAACGCCAAGCAGATGAAACGCAAGCAATCATAACACGCCTTCGCGCTTATGGTTCAACGCGCAATATGCCTACGCGATATTACAACAAGAAATATCCCGACACAATACCTAACAACATGGCTGTCTCTAATTTGATGCTGCCCGGCTTTCCCGATACGACATCAGACCCTTACATTGACAGCGATAATAAAAAGTTCTTAGGCATACGTGAGGCATCAGTGTTTTTTGACGGATCTGACGAAGATTTAGATGAAATCTATCCTTGCCTTAATGAGGCAAAAGTTGTGTCGGCAGAACAAGCAACTGATGACGGAACATGGGATGATCTCAATGACGGAGACAGCATCCCCAACTTCAAAATCACAATCGAAGATATTGGTTTTGATATCAACGACTATCTTTCTGACGAGGCGGC